TTTATCAAGTTTTTCCGACTTGGCTGGTGCCGCGCCAGAACCAACACCAGGGGTTGCTTTCCGATACTCAGACAAATTGTCCTTGAGGCTCGCGAGTTCCTGATTGGTTTTAGATACGTAATCTTTGAACACTTGCACAACTAGTGGAAGAGTGACCGCCTGGTACGTCAAAGCAGCTCTCTGCCTGTGATCCAACGGTTCGGAATCCAGCTTCTCAGCATTTGCGCGGATCTCATCGATTGATTTATTCCAAGATTCGTTCCCTTCAATCTTTTTGAGCAAAGGCATCTCCTCCTGAAAGGAATTCCAGACGTCTCCAAAGGCTTTCCTAGCTTCTTGATCGTATTGATCGCGGCTCGCCTTTTCTGCTTCGGCATCGCGTTTGGCAATTGCCTCGAGAGCTGATTTACTTTCCCGAACGACTTCATCACGCTTGGCATTGAGTAACGCCAACTCATCAACTTTAGTCCTTACTGCCAAAGCGTCTACGGGATCCATCTCACTCGTAAGTTCCTTGAGGAGGGTTCTGCGCTTTGCCCCATCGGTTTCTAATGCGGCATCCAAAATTGGAGAGGCTTTAAGGTCGTATACTTTTGCGATATCTGTAATCGTCTGAGTAGTTTGTTTGATTGGTTCACCGATTGTAGATTTATACTCGCGAGTTGCCTCTACCCTTGAAATCCTAAGTTCGCCCTCTAGTTCGTCCCGCTCTTTCTGGAACTGCTCAAGTTTTGCTTGATACTCAGCTAGCTGAGAATCGGTTTTTACATCCCCTCCCTTATCCTCAACAGCCTCAGTGCGATTGGCGACTTTGGACTCAAAGTCTTTGAGTTTGGCTTTCGCTTCCCTCAACTCTTTGGTCAGTTTGGCAAAGGCAGTCTGTGCAGCGGGTGTAGATGCTTCTGGGCCTGCCTCTGCCAAGGGCTCTTCGGGCTTAGTCTCTGGCTTTGCTTCTTCCTTGGGCTCTATCCCTAAGGTACCAAGCTTATCAAGGATCGATGATGGGGTTTTGGTTTCAGACTTTGGTTCCTCAACTTTGACAGCCGGAGCTGGTGTCGGGGCGGGTTCGGCTTTTACAGCTTTAGCGGCGGCCTTTTCATTAATGGGGGTTTTAGATGGTTCGCTTACCCCTAACGCTTTGTCGAGCGCTTCAGCAAAAGAAACAACTGGTGCGGGAGCAGGAGTCGGTGTTGCTGGAGCTGTCGGTTGCGAGATTGCTTCGGGTGCTGTTACTGTTTCTGTGGACATAGATTAATCTTCCTTTTTAAGGTTTTCCCAGGGTTCTGGATTGACTACGTTTGGTTTAATAATTTCTTTCAAAGCCTCGATGTTACGAAGGGCATCGTAATACCCCTCGCGACGTGCATTCATCAAGGCATTGAACTGAATCGTATCGACACCTTGCGGGGCTCTTCCCTCGGCTGGTAGGGCGACATCCTTTAAAACATCTAAGCCTTTTTTAAGTGTCTCGTTGTTATCCCAGAGATTTTTCCATTCTAATTGAAGATCTTCTCGTTTTGCCCAATCTTGTATTTTCATTGTGTCTTGACGCTAGAAGGTCAATACGCTTTAGGCAAGACTTTTTTGACGGATCTTCTGAGCGGCTTCCGCGTCTCTAATTGCCATTTTCTGCTGAACATCGGCCGCTTTGAGCCTTTGATCTAGTTGAGATTCTTGAAGTTTGATTTGAGACTCAATTTGAGCTTTCTGCACCGCGAGCATCGTCTTTGGGTCCATCCCTCCATTTGGGTTCTGAGCCTGCGCCTCAGCCTGTCTCTTGGCCTGTGCCTGAAGTTGCTTGCCAATATTTTCGACAGCTTCACGCATTTGGTTAAGGATTTGACGAGCCATTCCAATTTCTTCCTTGCGAGAGGGATCGCCGCCCAATTGTTCAACGTGAGCTGAACTGTGTGGGAATTGAAGTTGCAAGTAAGACATTGCTGTTTTTGGATCGATTTGATTTTGTTGCAAGGCCTGCAAGAAACGATTTGCGTCTTCTAAATGCACTTTTGCATGAACCGCATGGTTCTCTCCAGGATTAACGCTAACCCCGCGGCCACCTTGCATAGTGCCATTTTCAAGTTCAGCGATTTTGGCATCGATCGGAATTCGCTCAATCTCACCTTTGGGGATATATCGGTCAACTTGGTCATAGCCAACCCGTGCGGCCACTCGATCTCGGATAAGGTTTCTCTGACCAACCTCGTCGAACCTTGGCATAATCGCCATAAATTCGTTGAAAGCCAGCATACGGGCACCAGGGCTTCCGGCTCCGATAGCTCGAACGGCTTGAACTCGATACACCTTCTCAACTGCCTTCCAGGGTACTCCGCGAGCTTCAACCCTTTTACGGAAAGCAATAGCCTCTTCGCCACCTGGCTCGTCGGAACGAAAATTGACAGTAGCCAGACGTCGGAACTGCTCGGCAAGGAGCTTCTGAAAAGGGATGTAATAAAGATTCATCGCCTGAGCCGACAAAAGCGATTGCTGTGCAAGTTGAGCCTGAACCTCCGTCGCAGTTCGAGCATCACCGTCGGGCATAACCTGTTTGGGGTTATAAGTGCCAGTATTGTTTTGACGGACAACTTCGAGATCTCGAACAATCGGAAGAACATTACCAGCCAAATTGGGCATAGTTTTATCAACAACATTAATGCCGGGAGGCAGAATCGAGAGCGGACCATTGTACATCAAAGAAAGATTGCTGACGTCTTCGCCAGTAGCTGGCTGGATCATCAAGGCGGAAGAGAGCATAGCTCCGTCGACAATTGCGTTCCGCATACGATTGGAAAGCTGGATAAAGGGAAATAGCTTGTAACCCAAGCCTCTCACACTATGAAGAAGGCCGTTCGTGCCGATCCCATACGAGAATAATACAAAAGCTTCATTTGCGTGCTTGAAACGATTTGGCTTCTTAAATAAGAAATCATCCGAGTCCCCTGCTCGAGTGGCAATGTAGTGAGAGATCGTTTCATCAAATTCTTTGACGAAATAATGGATGCACCGAACAACTTTGGATCGCGCATGAGAGTACATCAGATCATTGTTTTTAAGCTCTTCTTGCAGACGCTCCCAATCGCGAGAATTGGAGCTTGTCCCATTGTCCGTGGATAACAGAATGGCTCTGCGAGTTTCTTCCACGTTCCAGCCGAGTTCAGTCGCAATCTTTGGGTTCTCAATAAACTGGTACAACTCGCCGACCAAGTAATGTCGCTCGATTGTGGCTACCTCGACCTTGGTGTCGCAGGCGGGTGTTCCGCGTGGAACTTTAAAGTCTTTGAGCCCGCACACGCTCCACTTCCAATTGCGGTTATCCTCGAAATAAGCAACACCAACACCCTGCGAGACAAATTGATGTGCCAGCATTTGTTGCTTGTAAAAAAACTCGTCCCAATCCGTAATGGTTCGGTGAAATTCTTCCGCAATGATGTTTTCCCACTCGACCCTCTGGGCTGGGTCACCCTCGGATGTTTTTACCGAGGCCAGCCTATCAACAGAGTTAACCAAGTCAGAATAAGCGGAAAGAGCTGTCTCGAGAGCTGCGGCAGACTCGCCAAAGTTTAGGTTTGCACGATATCCCTGCCCTAATGACTTTAACTGTTGAGGTGAATACGGCGGCTCTCCGTCGAGCATCGACTGAATTTTTTGACGATCAATTGACGAAGCATCGTCGGCGTTCCGTATGGACGTGTAAATTGCATGAGCGCTTTTGGCGTCCTTAATTCTTGTCCGAGGGGCTTTCCCAGAATCGGAGATCGTCTCGAGTTCGATAGACACTATCCAGCTAGTCTAACATTGACGGATTTTCGTCAAGAGGTGTTTAAGCTCCAAGGATTTGACGATCCCCATACGAGCTTACGTCTAATTTCATAGCCGATTTAAGCCATCCTTCTCCCCGATTCATAACGAGCTTGCCCCCAGCGTAGGCATTCAACCTCTGGCGACAAATATCCAACATAAGGAAGGCGGCATCTGCTAAGTCAGGAGATTTTCCCATTCTAGCTTTCATGTCTTTTTTTGGCTCCACCACCAACTTTCCACCAGAAACGGTGCTGTATTTTCTAGCCGTCAACTCCCTAGCTAGATCTGGCGTGATCCCCTTCAGCTGACCAGACCTAAGGAACTCCACCCCCACGTACCAAAGTTCAGTGACTCGGTTTGTAAACTTCTCGTTTGCTTTAACCGGTGAAACGCCACTGGTAGGCATCGTTGTGGGTTTCTCACCAAACTTGACCCGAAAGACTCTGGGTGACCACATTTCGCTTAAAATGTCACAAAATGGGTCCCCAGCACCGGTAGCATCGACCGCGAGGTGTTCCGGCCTAACTCCCTCCTTTTCGCATATCTCGCGCACCTGGCGGGCAATCTGAAAGTTTCTAGGCTCATTAGCCCTAGTGGAGTCTTCCCTAAGAAGATGGGGCTTACCAAAGGCTACTGCAGGCACGCCTGAATTCGTCTTACCATAGGATCCGATATACAAGACGCTTCGATCCCCCCCGTTGGTGAAGGCCGGGTCAAACCCCGCAACCTTGGTTGGTGACCCATCCCATATAGGTAGTGCCTCACCTTCGTATCTTCGGATATCGGCTTCTGAATAAATGTTCTGCTCGGCACCGATGGGCGAGGGAAAAGAACGGATGAATCGCCAGTAAGATAGGGAATTCTCGCCCTGATACTCCCTGGCCTCTCGGAGTTGCTTGCTAGTGAGCAAAAATGGCCACTCGTCGTCGGAATCAAGGTTAGGAGTTCGTTCCCCATCCAGATGAATACACTTGCCTCGTGTAGTGTCCCATTCGTCCATCTCAGCATTGACCCCATTCCAAGTAGCCGTAGGAGTAATGAACTGCCCAAAGGGATCGTATGCGGAGGCAAAGTTCCCAAGAGCAATACATTGAAAGTAAGGATTTGAATCCAGATTGTGTATTGCCTCGAAGATAGCGGGGGAAACGTCGGTGGCCTCGTCAACTAGAAGGAACACTCTTTTGTTCTTAAGGCCGATCAGCTTCTCGGTTGCTTCCTTCTCTTTGTCCTTGGCCGAGGGGATAAGCGTAATCGAAGACCGATCACTTCCAGCCTCCTCCATAATCAACTTCCCCATAGAGTCTACAATCTTTCCGGGGAGCCCTTGAACCTGGAGATGCCTCTCGCGGATCACTCCCCACATACGTTTTCTGGCTTCTCGAACTGACGTAGTCGTGACTAGGACAAGCGTATTGAAAGGATCGGCTAACCAATTAACTAAACCCCAAACCCCAATGCAGTGAGTTTTGCTCGAGGACTTGGGGCCAGAGATGCCTAGATAATTATGCAAGCAGGCAGCCTCAAAAATTCTTTCGGCCCAAGGATTCCATTGGAAACCTCCCTTATTTTTCTTTTTATCATACGGCCAAAGCAGCTCTACGACTCTTCGAAAATGCGCATATTTGCCCAAGCCTCCGCGCGCTGGAGAAAAGTTTTCGCGGAAGCCAATTAGTTCAATTGTTAATTCCGTAGTTCCGGCAGGCCATGTTCGCCCATATCGCTCAAAAGACTCACTCACATCCATTTGCAATATTAAAAGTGGTCAAGAATACGTCAAGAATTTTTAGCCGATTTCTGTAATTACCTAATCTACATGCTTTTCCGATCTTTTCCAATTGGGCTATGACCCCGCTTCTGTAAGTTACTTATTTCCAACTATTTCCGATAAGCCCTTCATAAAAAAGAAAATACATAGGAAACCTCGGAAACGCAATCGGCAATAATCGGAAGAGATTTCCGTTGCGTTGGTCAAGATTTGTCAATATTTTTGGTTTTGAAATGAAGCCACTCATAATTAAGAAAGGTTGGGCAGAAGCTCGCATCTATGAATGCGAGGTGCGAGGAAAATATTTCACATACTTCGTGTGCTGGAGAGTAGGAAAACAAAGAATGCGTCGCGGGCTGGCTTCTCTCGCCGAGGCGAAACGTGAGGCAAAAGCAATTGTTGAGCAACTCGCGGACGGATCTGCCCTGCCCGCCGAAGGCATCACGATGCGAGACCTTCAGTACTACCGGACTTGCGAGAATATGCTTAACGGTGTCCCACTAGACCGGGCAGTAAAAGCCTACCTCCAGACCAATCCAGCGGAGACTAAAGAAATCCGCGTCCCTGCCCTAGTCGAAGAATTTTTAGCCAAGAACGAATTGTCGATTAATTCCAACGCTCAAAAGATTACCATGCGGGGAATCTTAAAACGCTTTGCTTCGAAGATCACAAAGCCCGTTTCCTTGATAACAGCTCACGACCTCGATGAGTATCTTTCCGACGCTTCCTATGCCCCTAGAACTCGTCACAACCAGCGCTCGGGCATCATTGTACTCTTTAGCTACGCCAGGAGAAAAGGCTACCTCCCAGAAGACCGCAAGCACGTTGCGGAGAAGTCCGAAGAGATCAAATTCAAGAAACCCCCA